ATATTCATATCGTAGGTTGGGCCTTGGCTCCAAATCAGCTTGGAGCGCCAGATTAATTTGCTCAGTTCATCCAGGGCTTGGTCCAATGGAATCCTATCTTGTTCGCCAAATGCTTCTTCTCTAGCATGTTCAGGTTGAGTTGCCCACCACTCAATGGTTCCATTGTCAATGGCACGATTTTCCTGACTTTCCAGAGTAACTCTAGCATAATAATGTCGGTCGTAATGGCCTGTGCCAAACGGATCAAATGCTTGAGCAGCTATGGTAAGGATAGTGGTGTCAGGGCCTGTTGCCAAGCCCTCAAGATCAATCATTAAATGCATTCAATGATTGTAACACAACTGCAACGGTTTGTCTAGTGTGTGTTAACCAATAACCCAGGTAAGTGGCTGACTTGCATCCACATACATGACCAATTCCTGTATCTTGGCATCCATAATCTCTTTGCCTTCAGTCTTCATTTGAGTACCGTTTAACTGCCCGCCGCCTTGCGGGCCAGCAATTTGAGCAAACTTTTCACGTGCTTCACCAATGATCATTTTGCAAGCACCAACCATGTAGTCACGGATCCACTGACTAATCTGATAGTCACTCAACAATTGAATTTCGGGTTTGGTTTGATACACCCAAAGCAGAACATTTTCCCCGGTGCCTTTGGGATCACGAATCAGTTGCAGTTTCTTTGTAACAGGATTCCAGGTGTAGTTCATATATGCACCAAACATGCGACCAGCCAGTTCAACATACTGTGAGTAAAAATCGTATGTGGCCAAGCCACCGGCCACGTTGAAGTTCATGAGGTACACGTTGATTGAAGCCTGGGCAAATGGGTCAAAGTTCGACGCAAACGGTCCTGTTGAATCGCCAAAAGTTCTGCGGAATATTTGACGTACACTGTACACTTCTTGGGGCAAGGTATAGATGTTTAAATCACGTATCAATTCCATGAAGATGTAGGCTTCTTCATAGGCGTTGTTGGCACGTTGACGATAGGTACCAATTGTGCGTTGGTAAGCAGCTTCGTAGTGTGCAGGGTCTAATTCAAGATCAACTATTTGATCACCCATGGTTAATTTGCAATACTCAATAAGGTTTTGCTTTAACTCAGGTAATGTATTTTGTTCAGCCATTGGGGGAACTCCGTTCCCCCTTATTTACCAGGCTTTGAGTATGATCAAGTTCTCAGTGCCCCGGGCATTCCAGGGTGTTTCTGTGGTAGTCAAATCCTTGTAGATCTTACGTGCCGCTGGCTTGCCTGCGGCCTGTATGGCTTTGACAACGTCTACAGGTTTGCGCACAGTTTTTTGTAGTGTTTCTACAGTACTAAACCCAATTACACTGTTGTTCTTGATCGTAAACGCCTGTGTATAGTTGTCTGCCACCACATGAATCAACTTGCGTTTTTTGGTATCGTACAACCAGGCTTCGGCTCGGTCCACCAAACTTGCAGGAGGCAAGCTCTTGAGTTTGAGTTCTGCAAACTCTGCCATGTGTTTGAACTTGGCCGCACGTTTTTCTGGGGGTACTGCCCGGACCTTGCGTGGTTTGCGTTCCACTTTCTTGATCTGCACATAAGCACCACAGTCGTTGATCACTGCTTCGCAAAACTTTACACAATTACGCAATTGGATCTTGGACAAATACGAGTATGCTTCAACCAGCAATGCATCCTTGCCTTCCGCTGCTTCTTCAAATTCTGCCAATTTGTGCTTCCAACGATTGGCAATTTCATTGACCATTTGTGGTGCTACGTTCATTCCACGGATCACTGTGATGGGTTTGTAGTCTGCTGACATTTTGGCACCAGCCATCATGAATTCATCAAACATGCCATCTAGTTCGGCCGCACACTCGCCAACTTTTTCTCTCAAGCGATCTTGTATGTTTGGCCGGGCTGGGCCTTCCAGAGCAGGCTCAGATTCCACCTCAACTGTTTGTTTACTGGTCAAGATTTCTTTTAGCAAATTGTCCAGTTTGATCTGTTCTGTTTTGCTCAGTTCCAGTCCCACCATCTTCATGCGACACAACCAGCCTGTAGTCAAACGGATAGCTGAATCTGGCACATCTTTGAGTGTGCGAACATCTGCTCGGCGATCATGCGATTCCAAATAGTTCACAATCATGTCACGAGCATCTTTTTTGCCGTAGAAGTAGTTGTACCATGAGAATGCCTTGCTCATAGCACTGATACGATTGTCTGTGGGTTGCGTTTTCCACACAGGTTCCATGCCCATAGCATTGGTATCTGCACTACGTGGATTTAGCGGTTTAACTGGTTTCATGCCGGCTCCTTTTGGATTAATACAGTAATTATAGCACTTCAGGATTTATTGGTCAACCTGCCCATAAATACTAGACTATGCCACGCCTAAGCCTATACCGCCCCAATCGAACCCGCGATTACCAGTTTTTGGACCGCACAATCTCCGAAATGTACACCGTCGGGGGAATGGACATTTTTGTCCACAAATATGCTGGTCCACAAACTGGCGGTGAAGACTCGGCTCTTTCGGGCAACGGCGATGCTACCCAACCCATTTACGACACACTGGATCCATTGAACATCCAAGACTTGCTGTTGCTGGAAAACCGCGATAGAATTTATGATCAAGACGTTTACATCATGCGCGGTGTGTACACTCACCAGGACGTGGATTTTGATCTAACACAATTTGGCCTGTTCTTGAACAACGACACCTTGTTTATCACGTTCCACTACAATGACATGATTGACACATTTGGGCGCAAACTCATGAACGGTGATGTGCTGGAAGTACCAAACTTAAAAGACTATCATCCGCTGAATCAAGCCATTCCTCAGCCTTTGCCAAGGTACTATGTGGTACAGGATGCTGACTATGCCACAGAAGGCATGAGCCAAACCTGGATGCCACACACCTGGCGTGTGAAAGCCACGCCAATGACCAATAATCAAGAGTTCAAGGACATACTCAAGCGACCTGTGGTTAGCGAAAATATCTGGGATAATGGTAATTTCTATCCCACTGGATGGGTTACCAATTCGGGTGATGTGTATTACCAGGCCAAACAAAACGTACCAGCTGGCACAGATATCACGAATACTGTCTACTGGCAAGTGTATACACCGCTGACACAAAGCGATGTGTTCACGACTCGCACCAAAGACACCCAAATCAACGATGCCATACTCACACAAGCTGATGTTGAAGTTCCACTGAGTGGTTATGCCACTGACCAATACTATGTGGCACCAACCCTGGAAGACGGCAGTCCTGCCAATCCAACCACGTTGACCACCGGAGATGGCAATACCGTGGACGGCACACAAGGTGGTATGGATGTTACTCCAAGTGGTCCTGGTTATACCAAAGGATACTTGACTGGAGATACTGTGCCCAACGGCGCTCCTGTGGTAACTGGCGTTGCCTTCCCACTAGGCCCTGTAGATGGAGATTATTGTTTGAGACTAGATTACTTCCCAAATAGACTGTTTAGATACAACTCAACTGTGCGACGCTGGGCCAAGATTGAAGATGGTGTGCGTACCAATCTCAACAATGGACCCACCAACAATACTTTACGCTCGGGCTTTGTTAACAATACATACACAACACGCACCACAGACATGGGCAACATTCCAAGTCGCCAGAGTCTTAGTGAAGCTCTTAAACCAAGAGCTGACAACGGGGATCAAAGCGGCAATTTGCCACCAAACCCGTACCCTGACACACAACCTGGACAGAAGTCGAGTTAACAATGCAACAATTTTTTTACGATGAACAGCTACGCCGGTTCCTGCTACAATTCACCAGAATTGTCAGCAACTTCCAAATTGAATACGGCAATGAAACTGATGGCGTTAACCAAGCTGCATTGATACGTGTGCCTGTTCGCTATGGCGATGCCAGTCGCAACGCACAAGTAATCATGCAAGAGAACAGCCGTAACTCAATGCCAGCAAGTCCACTAATGACTTTCTATATTTCAAGTCTAGACTATGATCGACCGCGCATGCAGGAGCCTTACCATGTGAGCAAGGTAAACTTGCGTCAACGTACCTATGACAGTGCCACTGACTCCTTTGAACCCACGCAAGGCAATGCTTTTACTATTGAACGCTTGATGCCTGTGCCTTACAAAATGGGAATTACCCTGGATATCTGGACATCAAACACCAATCAAAAAATGCAGTTGTTAGAGCAGATGTTGACCTTGTTCAATCCCAGCTTAGAAGTACAAAGCACTGACAACTTTATTGATTGGACCAGTTTGACTGTGGTAGAACTCGAGTCAGTTACATGGACTTCACGTACTATTCCTGTTGGCACTGACAACCCCATTGACATGGCCACAATTAAGTTCAACATACCCATTTGGCTCAGCTCACCAATCAAGGTCAAGAAGCTGGGCGTGGTAGAACGTGTGATTGCATCCATGTACGATGCACAAGGTGACTTGAACAATGCTGTTACCAACAACGATTTGCTCTTAGGTACTAGACAAATTATCACTCCTTATAACTGGGCTGTGGTTCTCATTGGTAATAAGTTACAATGCTTACAGCAACGTAGTATTGTCGAAGAACCCGGGAATGACACATTGACTCCTACAGAGATTGTGAGTGACAGTAACTTGTTATGGACCACTGTGATTGGGACCTACGGGGTGCTTAGGCCCGGTATCAGCCAAATTAGATTGGTTCAAGCAGATGAATCAGAAGTCATTGGTACTATTGTGTTAGATCCCAACGATGATCGGTTTGTGCTGTTTGATGTGGATTCAGACACTGCACCACAAAACACACTAGATCCTATTGACGCTGTGATTAATCCTTTGGCCAGCGGTCCACAAGATGGCCTAGACTCTGCCATGGAAGGACAACGTTACTTGTTAACAGAAGCCACTGGCTCTGAGGACAACTCAGGACCAGCCACTGCTTGGGTAGGTGCCAACGGACGATCATTGATTGCCAATGCCAACGACATTGTTGAATACAACAACAACTACTGGCGGGTAGTGTTCAGAGCTGCTGGACAATCTGCTGGTCAGTATGTTACAAACATAACTACTGGTATACAATACGAATGGAACGGTGACGCATGGGTGAAAAGCTATCAAGGAGTGTATCCAGGGGGAACATGGAGTCTGGTGCTTTAAAAGCTGTAGGCGTTTGGTTCCGGAGCATGGATACTGGCAGATACCTGTATCTGTTACGTAATGATGCCAAACATCCTGGTGCGTGGGGTTTGCCCGGTGGCAAAATTGAAACTGGTGAAACGCTACTGGGCGGCATGGAACGAGAATGTATTGAGGAACTGGGTTTCTTTCCCACTTACCTGCGCCTCATACCACTAGAAAAATTCACCAGTGCCGATTCAGCCTTTGAGTATCACACGTGGGTGTGTGTGATTGCTAGTGAATTTACTCCCCGACTCAACTACGAACATCTAGGCTATGCTTGGATAGACAAAGGTGCCTGGCCTAGACCCATGCACCCTGGTTTGTGGAACACTGTGAATCTTGAATCTGTACAAAGCAAAATCCTGCTGGTTGAGCAGGACCTTGCCAGTCGTTAGGCCTGGCTTTCCTGGAACTGTACCTGGATCTCTCCAGTTGGAGTTGTTGATGTTGACAATGCAGTGATCTGCACCGCCAGCACCTCTGGACCATTTGGATAGGTTCCTGTTCCGGGAATTGAGCTTGTGCCAATCTGTTTAACTGAGCCCAAGTCCAGCACACCCGAGTTGGTTGTTGAGAGTGGTATCGCAAACAGTCTTTCGCCACCTTGCAGTTCACTTGTGATCGCCGCAATGGTCATGTTCAAGTCGTTGGCTGTAGTTGAACCACCTATGGTGTTGCCAAGAATCTTGATAGTATCTCCCACAGCATAACCTGCACCAGATGTTTGCACAGTGATCTGTGTGGTTGTGGTTGAGTATGCAGTACCTGCGGCAGTGAGCTGCACAGTGATAACAGCATTAGCACCAGAACTGGACACGTTGATTGGAGTCAAGTTGGCAAAAGTTCTCTGACTACTAAATGTTACCTTCACACCCGAACGTGTCATACCACCTGTGGAGTTGAACGGTGCTGCTGTCAAACCACCTGTTGCTTCCGACGTGTAACGTGGAGCAGTTGAGAACTGTGAGAAGCTGGGTTGAAATCCGCCGCCAAAGTTGTTCAATCCTGACCAGCTGGTGTTAGCCGAGTCAATGTTGCTAGGATTCAAAATACCTTCAATCAAGTACCTGCCAGCAGTTACTTGAATGTTCAAGTTGCTCAATGTCAACTGAGCGCGGTTAATCAGGTCACGCACCCCCAGGTCGCCAATGATACCATTACTCACACTCGGTGCCAGGCGCATGACAAACGCTGTTTCTTTGGCACCAACTGTGGCTGGGAAACCGTAGTTGGTACGGTTGAATGTAAACTGATAACCTTGGTCATCGTCAAACCCACCATCCATGACTACCGCACTACCCCAGTGGTTGACCAGTGGTATGGCAGTGTTAGAAATCAAAATAACACCTGTGTTATCAGCATGCGTGGTTGGCGAGCTGGATGTATAACTTCGGCTTTGGCCTTCCGCCCATTGTGTAAATGTTGCTCCGCGTGTGCAACCTGTTAGGTCGTTGCCTGCCTTGCCTGAGTATTTGATGATTTCACTTTCAATCATCACAAACACAGGATATGTCACACTGGCTGGTGGGTAGTCAGTTGCGTCACGTAAGGTAATTGTGGTTTGACTATTGGTAATTGCGCCGTCAAGACCAGTTACTGGAGTTTCGTTGATGGCTTCATAACGTGCTGGCAAGTTACCAGAACGCATGTAGGCTTCGTTGTTCAAGTTGTTGTTGGGACGTCTGTGTGCCATGATAAACTTGCCGTCTTGGCCACGGATCATCCACTGTACATAACCAGCACCGTACCATGAGTATTCAATACCATACATCTGCATCTTGCTTGGGTCTAGGGTAAAGCCTGATGCGCCTGTGCCGTCCAACGGATCAATATTAAAGTCTGCTTGGCGCACACGCAGTTCGTTGCGCAGTGCTGTTCTCACGCGGTTCTGGTTGCTAACGCCACGGAAGGCAGGTACAACTGTCATGCGGTTGTTGTCAATGATACTAGTAACAGTATGACTCATGCCTTTGATTACCAGCAGGTCACCGTTGTTGAGTTGGTCCTGGAAGCGGCAATTGCCGTCGCCTGTCACAAGGTTGGATCCTGCGCCAACTGACACCAGGCCAGCAACTTGGAATGTGCTTGAACGTTGTACAGCATTTACTGTGATACCGTTGTTTTCCCAGAACAAACCGTTTTGATCGTCAAAGATACCGGCACGTATACTTGCGCCGTGCCAGCCGGTGACGTTCAATCGAGGTTGCTGTCCTAGTACTGGTGTTGTGCTTCCCAGTACTGCCTGTGCTTGTACTGTGAAACTGGTGTCTGACAAGATCGAAGTCACAACATAATTAGATTGATCATAGCCCGAGGTTGTGACTCCTGTGATAGTCACTGTGGCACCGGGGTTCAGGCCATGCTCAACGTCTGTGGTCACAGTGATGTTACTGGTAACTATTGTACCATCTGCACTTAGTGCAGTAATATCAAATGTTGGGGCCATTACTGTACCAGTGGAGAACAAAATGCCTTTACCAGATTGATAACGGAAGTATTTCTTGGTAACACGGATTGCGCTTGCACCACGAGTTGGTGTGCCTGGACCCATTAAAACACCACCATCAAATGGTCGCGGTATAAATGCCGCATTGCTTCGCACAAATGCCAGGCCTGCAATACTGCCACTGACTGCGGCACCGGTTTTGGCCTGATAAGTGAATGTTGTTGTGCTTGGCACGCTGATAATATTGAATGAACCTTCAGCGTACGAAAAGTTAGTGCCTGCACTCAAGTTCATCAAGATTGGAGTTCCTGGCACAAGACCGTGAGCATACGTTGTAGTCACTGTGATTGTACTTGGGTTATTGCCGTCGCTCACAATACTTGACACGTCAAAGTCAGCACCAGTGTAGGGGTATGCTTGACGAATAATTGTGTCTGTTTGGTTCAGCGGATATCCAGCAGCCAGGCTTGGACTACGACGTGGATAGTAGAAGAAGTTGTTGGTATTTGCCTGGAATACCAGGCCAACACCTTCAGTGTTGGAGTTGTTTGTGTTCTGTGTGCTCACATACTCATTGGCGTCAAGTGGTGTGTCGCTTTGGTTCACACCAACTTGTGGAATTGTGTTGGAACCAGTGGCATAGAACATACCAGTCATACGGATCATTGGAGATCCTGCTCCTGCAGCCGTTAATGCAGTGGTATTAAATTGTCCACGAGCAATTGTTTGAGTACCGTTTACAGCAGTACTGATCACGGTGTGTTGTACCAATTCAACGTTGCCGCTGAGTTTTTGCAACACTGTGCCAGCAGCATACGAATTGGCAGCGGTGCTGTTGTACCAGCCGCGATTGAGTTGCAGTGTGGTTCCGTCAGTAACTGATTGGACCTGTGCCACTTCCAGAGTGCTCACAGGAAAAACAGAGTTGCCAATAGAGATATTGCCGCCAGCACCGTTGGTGTTGTTGGTCTGACGAATAACTGTCAATGCATTGCCAGAAACGTTGGTAACTGCCATGGTTTCATAAACGTTTGCAGTATCTGTCAGCACAATGATATAGCTACCGTCCACAATCAACGGAGCGGCTGCCACGTTGGCAACGTTGACTGTGGTTGTTGCGGTACTGGTAATGTTAGCAACTGCCAGTGTGGTTCCGCCTGTGGTTGGGCGACCAATAATCAATACATTGTCGCCGGCTGTGAAGCCACTTGATGTTCCTACCGAGAACGTGCGTTCTGCTGAGCTGTTGATATTGGCTGTGAGGTAGTTTGATGTAAACGGAGTGACATTGCCTTGTGTTTG